CAATAGATAGGGGTAGAATATGGCAACTGTTTTTAATTATATCCCTTCTAGGGGTTTCGCCAGAGCTACAGCAGTCTCCTTACGGGAGGCTGCTTTTGGCGACGGATACTCTCAAAGGGCTCCAAAAGGTGTAAATAACGTTAGGCACACCTGGCAGCTAAATTTTGAGAATAGACCCGACTCCGAGGCTAACGATATTCTGGCCTTCTTTGAAACTACTCAAGGGGCGTTCCATTTTTTATGGACGCCCCCTGATGGTTCAGGTGTTCAATATAAGATAAAGTGTAGTGATTGGTCTTCTGTTAACGTGGCTTATGGTTTTCAGACTGTTTCTGTTACGTTTACTCAGGTTTTCGACTTATGAGTACACTATATCAGCAAAACTCTGCTCTAGAGAATAGCGGCTTAATAGAGTTATATGAACTAAATTTAAAAAGCATGGGTATAATCGACCCTATAGAAATGGAAGTTTTTGTAAACGTTGGTGTAATTTCAAGTACTCAAAGTAGTGCTATGTACGCAGAACCTGAAACTTCTAATCAATCTTTGAAAGTAGTTTCTTTTGATTCCATATTCTATATTGGTCCTATGTACGATCCTAGTAACTCAACTGAGCCCCATGCCTCAGTTGACCCTTCCGCAAGAAGCACAGCTCTTGGCACCTCTCAAGGTGGCTCATATTCGTTATTGTATAGTGACACTATACAATATTCCCCACCGACAGGTTTTCAAGGGCTAGATTCGTTTAAAATAGTTGTAAACGCTGGCTCAATAATATATTTCCATTCTGGAGTTAGTGCTGTAGGCGAAGATATCATATGGCAGTCCAGAAAATACTACGCATATCCTATCTACGCAGATGGTTTTGAACAAAGTGGGACTGGTCAGTTTCCAAGACCTGTACTTAGGGTAGCTAATGCACTAAGTATAATAAGTCAGTATCTGGAATCTTTCGATGACTTACTTGGTGCTACAGTTAAACGACGTAGAACTTATGTTAAGTACCTAGACGGAGTAAACTTTGGTGGTAGTAATCCAACCGCCGATCCGACTGCAGAACTACCAATAGAAACTTTCAGAATAGATAGAAAGTCTTCAGAAAACGATTTAGCGGTTGAATTTGAACTAGCTGCTCCATGGGATGTTGAAGGTGTTCAATTACCTCGACGCACTATAGTTAAAAACGTATGTGCATGGAGATACAAAGGATCTGAGTGCGGGTACGTACTACCTACAGGTGCAGGCGCAAAGTACTGGAACGAATTTGATAAACTTACAACAAGAACTTCTGATAAATGTAGCAAAACCTTATCTGGTTGCGCAAAAAGATTCACTAATGCATACGAGGGACTTCCGTATGGAGGCTTTCCTGGAGCGGGTATTACTAGATGATAGATAACAGCGCAATAACTAATATGATAGAAGACGCCAAAGTTAACTACCCAGCTGAGATATGTGGTGTTATTGTTAACGGGGGAAACAAGGCTAAGTACTTCAAATGTAAAAACATTGCCCCTAATCCTGAAGACGAGTTTGTTATAGATCCTATGGATTATATTAGAGCCTCTCAGCAGGGAGATATAATAGCAATTGTGCATTCCCATCCTGACAATACTAGAATAAGTAACGCAGATAGGGAAGGATGCAATAAGAGTGGGATACCTTGGACTATAGTGGATGCTACTAGTGGCACTTATACTAACTATTATCCGGAAAAGTACGTCAATAGGCCTTTTATAGGCAGACCCTTTATTCATGGCATTTTAGATTGCTATGCATTGGTTAAGGACTACTATAAAAAAGAATTAAATATAGAATTAGAAGAGTACTATAGACCTGAGGCTTGGTGGGAGGATAGAGAGACAAATTTGTATCTTGATAACGCTTTTAGTGCTGGGTTTATAAAAATAGAAAGCAAGGATTTACGAAAGGGTGATATAGTCTTAATGAAACTTCGTTCTCCAAGACACCCTAATCATGCTGCGATATACATGGGCGATGGAACTATAATGCACCATGTAGCAGGTAGATTATCAAAAGTTGATCCTTACGGCGGGTATTGGCTATCTGCCACTCACAGTTTATGGAGATATAATGGCTAAAGTAATGTTTTTCGGCGAACTTGAAGATAAGTTTGGTAGTGGACTACCAAATATGTCAGTAAAGTCTATACCAGAGTTAGTAAGAGCTATAAACACAAATATACCTGGGTTCTCAGAACATGTACGCTCAGAAGGCAATCAGTACTTTGTGAAGGTAGATGATGTAGCAATAGCCGAAAAGCAACTAAAAGACCATCCTTTAGGTGCTAACGCTACTGTTAGCATAGTTCCAGTGATACGTGGGGCTAAAGAGGGTGGAGAACTTGCTATGATTGTGTTAGGCGCCGCCCTAATATTTATGTCTGGGGGTATAGCTGCGGGTATAGGTGGGGTGTTCACTAGCATGTCGGCAACTACAGTGACAGCTATAGCCGGTAATGTCTCCATGATGGGAGTATCCATGATAGGGATGGGGTTATACAGCTTACTTTATACTCCAGAAGACTCTGACATAGAAGAAATTAAGAATAAGAGATTTAATGGTCCAGTTAATACTGTGTCACAGGGCAACCCAGTACCAGTAGGTTACGGGAGGTTAAAAATAGGTAGTGCAGTAATTTCCTCCGGACTAGAAAGGGACCAAGGGTTCTCTGTAGCTGCTGGAACTATTGGAGGTTCGGAGGCATAATGACTGAATATATACGAGGTAGTGGTGGCGGTAAGTCTGGAGGTAGTGAATCTCCAAATACACTAAAGTCTTCTTCTTTTGCCAAAGTTTTAGACTTGCTATGCGAAGGTGAGATAGAAGGTTTAGTAGGTGGAGACGCTGGAATTTACATTAATGATATTCCACTAGTTAACTCTGCAGGCGGTAAAAACTACGAGAACTATAATTATAATATACTGCAGGGAACTCAAGCACAGGGTTACTTATCTGATTTTGCAAATGTTCAATCAGAACGTGGTATTCAAAACTCCGTGGTTAAGAAAAATCTCCCTGTATATGAAAAGCTAGTAAGTAAGGAACTTGACGCAGTTAGAGTTACAGTAGGTACACCGTATCTTACAACGTCTGACGACGAAGGAAATGTTACTGGTGGATCAATTGTATATAAAGTATCTATTTCTGACGATAATGGCGCGACCTACACTCTAAAGGTACATGATAAAATAGAAGGTAAGACTACGACAGCTTACGAGCGTTCTGTAGTAATAGATTTACACGATGAATGGAAAGGTAAAACAATAACAGTAAAGGTTGAGCGAGTAACAGCTGACTTTCCAGATACTGCAGTCGACGGAGTTACGAAGAAAGGGGAGTTACTTTTCTACTCTGTTGCAGAGATAATATATGACAGGCTGAGATACCCAAATTCTGCAATTGTTGGTGTTAAAATAAGCTCTGATTACTTTAGCTCTATACCTTCAAGAGCCTACGACGTTAACCTACTAAAAGTACGTGTACCAAGTAACTATACGCCAAGGTCACCTACAGGAGGCTCTTCATCTTATGTAAACGATAGTGGGGCTAATCAAGGTACTGAAATATGGGATGGGGTTCTTTCTCCACCTATATGGACAGATAACCCTGCTTGGTGTTTTTATGACCTACTGACCAATACTAGATATGGGTTGGGTGAGTACATAGACGAAGATACTGTCGACAAGTGGTCACTGTATGAAATAGCTAGATACTGTGATGGATTGGTTCCTGATGGTTTTGGGGGCTGGGAACCAAGATACACGTGTAACATGTTTCTACAGAATAGAACTGAGGCTATTACGGCGCTCAGAGATATGGCTAAGATATTTCGCGGTATGCTGTACTGGAATGGCCAAGTTATAGCTACTGACTTCGATAGACCTCAGACTGCAGAAGCACTGTTTACTAACGCTAACGTTATAGATGGAAGATTTAACTATGCAGGCTCTTCACTTCAGGCAAAAAAGAATGTAGTGAAGGTAACTTGGAACGACCCAGATAATGATTATGCTAGGGCTGTAGAATACGTAGAAGACTCTGAGGAGTTAGCAAAAGATAATGTGCCTATAAGAGACTTGGAAATAAATGCCACTGGGTGTACCTCTAGAGGCCAAGCTTACAGAATTGGTAAGTGGGCTTTATACACCTCAAAGTATGAATCTGAGATACTATCATTTACAACTACTGATGTAGGCATGCACCTACACCCAGGTAGTCTGGTTAATATATCGGACTCACTGAAAAACAGTAGCAGACGCGGTGGCAGAATAGCAGAAGTAATAGACGCTAGTACTGTTAGACTAGATAGGCCTATAAACTTTAACCCAAACAACCCTGGAAAGCTTATAGTAGAAGTAGATTCTGTTAAGATAGAGAATCTACCAGATGGTAGTACAGTAGAGCGTAACCTAAGCACTTTAGTCTCAGCTGTAATAGACCGAGTGGATTCCGACTTGGTATTCCTTTCTAGTTCTATAACAGCTCCGTTAATCGGATCTATTTGGATATATAATGAAACAGGAATTGCGGAGCCTCAGTTAGCTAAAATACTTTCTATTACTGAAGACTCTGACGCTGGAACATACGCTATAACATGCCACAAAGTAAATAACTCTAAGTTTGGCTATATAGAGAACGGTTGGGAACTAGAGAAGAAATACACTAGTGACCTTAATGTTTTACAGGCTTCCCCTATATCTGGGAAATTTGATATAACTGAGGAGTTATATCTTGAGACTGGAATTCCTAAAGTTCAAATATCCGTTGGTTGGGATGATGTTCTAGGCGCTAAGCACTATATACTACACTACAAAAAAGATTTGGATAACTGGAAAGTTGCCGACCTCCAGTCATTAACTTCCCAGTTTGATCTCAGAGATGCTAGTAACGGTACTTACGTTTTTAGAGTTGCTACAGTTAACGCTTTTGGTAAAGTTTCTGCTTTTGTTGAATCTGACCCAACTTTAATACTTGGTAAGACTAAAGAACCTTCAGATGTTACAAACCTTAGCGTTAGACTAACTGAAGCGGGTATTTACCTAGAGTGGCAAGCTATATCTGACTTAGATGTTAAGGGGTATGAAGTAAGACTTGGTGAATCCTGGGAGGACTCTGATAACGGAGGTCCTGGTATTATACTTAGTACTAATATATCTCAGAACTCCTTCGTAACTACTGCAGTTAAAGGTGCAGATACTTATAAGTACCATGTACGTGCTATAGATACTACAGGTCACTATAGTATCAACTCAGCATCTGCAGAGTTAGACATTTCAGAACTTAATAGAGTGTACGGATTTGCGTGCGTACAGTCACTAGGAAGACTGGAATTTTCTTGGAAAAGGGCAACTTCTATTGGTATTTTAGGATACGAAGTTAGAGAAGGGACTTCGTGGACTGATTCAACTTATATCGGATTTGTAAACACTAACAAATTATCATTACCATACGGCAGTAGTGCTACAGGCACAGCTAGGAAGTTTTTTATAAAAGCATTTAGTAGTGCTGGTCTGTACTCTAAGTATGCCGCTTTTGCGTCTACACTTATAGCTAAGCCTACACAAAGAAACGCTATAAAAGATATAAACTTTCATGATACTTGGGCAGGTGTACTTGTAAATACTACTCAAGAATCTTCGACAAATACAGTTGGTCAAGCTATATGGACAAGTTACGATGAAGACTCCGGAGAGTTTCTAGGTGATATTGTACACTCTAAAGAGTACACTGCGCAGACCACATTAAGCTTTGCACATGCAACTTACCTAAAGGACTCTGTAAATTGGGACAACGCCACTTTTGACTGGTTTTCTACAGAATCCCTAAGACGTTGGGTTATGGAATACGATCAAGCAGTAGGTGATGTATCACTAGAAATAGCTACAGATACAGAAATACCTGCCACTGTTTTAGACGCGTGGAGATTTCACAGTGTAGATGGTTTAAACAGTGCAATAGGTACTGCACCAATAGGTACACCTAAAAACTCACTTATAGAATCTCCTGCACGTGGTAGATACAGCGCTGGTGTTTCAGTTGAACCTGTAACTTCCAATGACTACACTATAACAAGACTACCAACGGTATTCTCCGAGACTTTATGGCTAAGACCAAAGGAGATATCTTCTTTCAGTTCCCTGGTTAAGCTATCAAACGAATCTTCTGAATATTTGAAACTTACTTACTCCAAACTAGCCAATAGGCTTTACCTAGAAGATCAGGCTGGTAATAGGGTTGGGTTAGATTATAACCTTGTGGTAGATAAACTAGTTTTTATAGGAATTTCCCAAACAGAGACCACAAGATCATTATACGCCTCTAACAAGCAAGGTACTAACGTTACTGGCAACACAGAATTACTCCCCCCAAATACCTTAGGGTATAATAAATTAGAGGTTATTTAACACATGAACGACAAAATTAAATTATACGGATCATTCCTATTCACGTTAGAAAAGGCCGATGGCTCTGTAGAGATAACAAAGAAAGACAATATAATTGTTTCAAGTGGATTCCTAGCTGTCTCTGACTCCATATTTAACTCAGCATCTAGGCCTGCAGTGTTTCAGTATATAGGTATAGGAGTGGGTACAGTAGCCGCTTCAGTAACTGATACTCTACTAGGCTCTGAACTTACTACGTATACTGTAGCAAGTGTTAGGCCTGTAGCAACTTATGCATTTGACGGTGTAGGGGGTGTAGCTACCTTAAGTCACGTATTTGCACCTGGCGAAGTTACTGGTAACCTTACTGAGGCGGGTGTATTTAATTCCTCTGCCGCGAACTCTACAACAATGCTTGATAGAGTTGTCTTTCCTGCAGTTAATAAGGGAATTGACGACACACTTACGGTAACATTTTCCTTCTCATTGAGTTAAGAAAATGACTGTCGCCACAACTGTGGTGGTTGCTCCTATGCCTCTAAGCCAAGTTGAAGATTCAACTTGGCTATCTCTACTCGGTGTGGAGGCCTCTGAGTTAACGCGCCTCGAATACACAACTATAATATCTACAGACGGTCTTAGTACTTCAGATTGGAATATGCCAGAAAATTGGTATACTATTCATACTTATTATGATGACACTAATTTTAAGACGTGGTCCTCCCCCTCTCTTCAAACTACCGACTGGGCCGGAGTAGCTGGGGAGAACTGGGGCTCTTTACTATACACAGCCAATTTTGTAGATAGTCAAACTAACGGCTTAAGAATTACTGAAGGAGCTAAAAAGCTACATATGAAGAAACAATTCTTCTCTGTAGTTGAATTTTCAGAATTACTACGAACCTCAATACCTAGGTTTATAAACGCTGACGAGTCACTAAGCATTGTTGAAGTACTTAGAAAGATACTTCCAGATATTGAGCTAATTGAGAATTTAGCACTTGCCTCCAGTGCATCCACTGCTGGGTCTCAATTCATAGAGTTCTTATCTAGCATAGGTATATCTGACGAGGCAATACATAGTCCAGGATTGTACTTCTCAGAAGTAATAAAACTTCTAGATGATTACTCCAATGGGTATACAGGTACTCTTTCCGATATTGAGCTATCCTCGGATCCTATTGATTCTATCAGTGAATTTGAGGATAGATTATTAAATGGTAGAGTGCCTGGGTACTCAGAGTTTAGAAGCTATATACAGGGCGATTATAAATATACTAAAGCTTTAGTCAAGGCTACACTAGAGTCCTTCGAAGCTAATACACGGGTTGAGCTTCGAGAGTTGAAAGCTGAAGTTGATCTACCTGACATAATAGATAGGGGTGTACAGTTCTACGACCCTGCTGTTCCAGCTACTTCTATAATTAATTTTAATTATACATTTGATGAGGCCCCTCAATTAAGTGTGGTAGTGGTCGGTGGGTTAGCGGGGGCAGCTAACTACAAAATAGAAGTTGTCGCTCTAACCACAACTTACGCAGACATAATTTTGAAAGATACTGGAAACGCCGGAGCACTAATAGCTGGCACTGTAAATTGGACAGCACACGGATACTAACATATGCAATCATTTCTACCTATAAATGGGACAGATACTTTACAGGCGTCTCTCCCTAAACTTAATAATAATTTTATAACCTTAAGGTCTAACGCATCTGGTGCCGCTGCACCTACCGCTAATTTGTATGTCGGTATGCTGTATTTTAATACGGGTACAAGTTCGTATGAAAAACTTGTAAGTCTGGGTCCTGCCGTTTGGGAACCAGTTATACCTGCTTCAATAAATGCTACCTCACTGGGTGGGGTCGTAGCTGCAAAGTATTCTCCTACCAGGGGTACTCTTACTAACACAACAAGTATAAACGACGTAGCACTGGCTCTGGGTAGCTATACACAGCTGTCCACTACAGGCCTAATTGTTAAGGGGTACCCAGTTGAAAAGGCCGGTACTTTGTTTATTACTAGAGAATTTGACGGAACAACAAACTATATAGTACAAAGATATGTAACTACAGATTCCGTGGAATACACAAGATACTATAAGACTAACTGGACTTCTCCAGGATGGTTAAGGACCCTAACATCTGCAAATTTAGGGGCTAAGGAGCTTGGTCAGGAATCAACTGGTATAGATGCAGATAGATTAGATGGGCAACATGGTTCCTATTACTTAGCAGCAACTGGATTTAGTAAAACCACTGTTCTAAGTTTACTAAGTGGAACTAACAGCCCATTGAATGCTTCATCACTTGGACCCAATTCGCGTAGTGCTAATGATTTTCTATCGCCCGAAAGGCATACTAATAACAAATTATATAGTGGAAGTGTATCCGCTGGTGTGGCTGGGGCTCCTTTAACCCTGTACAATAGTGACAATACGGCCACTGGACTGGGCTTGCCTAAGCTAGCGTTCTATGATCTGGCCAGACCTGGTTCTGGTTCAGACGTCCTAAAGGCAAAAGGCGCGCAATTTATACTAAATAGAACAAGTGATACTTCTACTGTTGATCTCTTTGACGCCGATGGTACAACTAAAGGGACCTTAGGTGTTAAGATACTATCGGCTACAGATGTAAATACTACAAATGTAACATCATCTCTCGTAACTTCTGCTAACGTATATGTTACTTCTGACTTACGTAAAAAGAAGGACTTAGTAAAGATAGAGGGAGCCTTAGCTAAAACTAGAGCGCTAACTGGGTACTTGTACAAGATGAGAGACACTGATAAAGAATCTGCAGGTATTATAGCCCAGGACTTACAAAAGGTTTTGCCCGAAGCAGTCACAGAGATGCAAGATGGTTTCTTGGCTGTTGATACCCAGGCTATAATATCCATACTTGTTGAGGCTATTAAAGAGCTGGGAGATAGAACTGATGGCTAAGGTAGATCCTAACTTACCATTAGACTTAAATGCTGCTGGAGTAGCTCTTGGGATATCTGGTAATTACAGTAGATATCCCGAGGAAGTGACAGTGTACTTAACTAAGTCCGATGGAAAATATGATTTGAAAGGCCTTCTAGGTAAAGTTAGGAAGCAATACATTGGCAGGGCCATACAACAAGTTGTTCATGAATGGCATGGTGGGCTTGTCCAAAAGAACTATATTTGGC